ATAAGGGAGAAGTGCCTAATTTACTTCTTGCTGGTCCTGCTGGATGTGGTAAGACAACAGTAGCAAAGGCATTGTGTAGTCAATTAGGAGTAGATGTTTATGTCATTAACGGATCGGATGAAGGTAGGTTTCTTGACACTGTTAGGAACAACGCAAAGAACTTCGCGTCTACAGTCTCTTTCTCTTCTGAGGCAAAACATAAAGTCATCATCATTGATGAGGCAGACAATACCACTCCCGACGTACAACTCCTTCTTAGAGCGAGTATTGAGGAGTTCTCCAGCAACTGCAGATTTATTTTTACCTGCAATTACAAAAACAAAATCATCGAACCCCTCCATTCCAGATGCGCAGTCATCGAGTTCGGAATTAGAGGAAAACAAAAACAAGAAATCGCAACATGCTTTTTCAAACGTCTTAACTGGATCTTGGACAATGAACGGATTCAAACTGATAAGAAAGTCCTAGCTCAACTTATTAATAAGCACTTCCCAGATTGGCGTAGAGTTTTAAATGAGTGTCAAAGATACTCTGTAGGGGGTAAGATAGATAGTGGTATTCTTGCAACCTTTAGTGATGTCGCGGTTAATGATTTACTTAAGAACCTTAAGGAAAAGAACTTTACTGAGGTACGTAAATGGTGTGTCGATAACTTGGATAATGATCCTTCTGTGTTATTACGTAGGATTTACGATTCTCTTTCAGGTGCATTGGTTTCTCCTTCCATCCCTGCTGCTGTTCTTATTATTGCTAAGTATCAGTATCAAATTGCCTTCGTCGCGGACCAAGAGATAAATATGCTTGCATGTTTAACTGAAATTATGGTGGAGTGTGAATTCAAATGAATATCCAGTATCTTAAAGAGAGAATAGAAGTAGCCCAAGAAAGGATAAGGGAGTTGGAGGTAATGATTGCTGCATGGGAATCTAATATACCTAAGAAGAAATTTGGAGAGAAGAATGATCATATAGAACCTACAGTTACAACACCTCATGGTGAGATTAGTGAAACTTTAATGAGGGGTGCATTGGGGGATTATTATAGGGGGGAGAAAGATGGTTAAAAAGGGATTAAAAACTCCTTTAAGATACCCAGGTGGCAAGTCTCGTGCTTGTGCTAAAATGGCTGCATACTTTCCAGATATGAGTAAGTATACAGAATTTCGTGAACCATTTTTAGGTGGTGGTAGTGTTGCTATCTATGTAACACAAAGGTATCCACACCTTAAGATAATGGTTAATGATTTATATGAGCCTCTTGTTAACTTCTGGATGCAGTTACAGCAGTTTGGAGATGAATTAACAGAAGTAATAATTAATTATAAATCTACTCATCCAGTTCCAGAATCAGCAAGAGAACTTTTCCTTGAATGTAAGAAGAGAATAAATGATTCTAGTTTGGATTGTGTAGAAAGAGCAGCAGCATTTTATATTGTTAATAAGTGTAGTTTCTCAGGACTTACTGAGTCATCATCATTCTCTAAGCAAGCATCTGATTCTAATTTCTCTATGAGGGGAATTGAAAAGTTGCCTGAGTATTCTAATATAATTTCTCAATGGAATATTAATGGGTATTCATATGAGTATTGTTTTAGGGAGAATATACATGATAGTATATTCATGTATTCAGATCCTCCTTATGATATAAAGGATAACCTTTATGGTAAGAAGGGTGCTATGCACAAAGGATTTGACCATGATAAGTTTGCTGAAGATTGCTCTAACACTTCAATACCTCAGATGGTTAGTTATAATTCTGACCAGCTCGTTAAGGACAGATTTAAAGATTGGAGTGCTGCTGAGTTTGATCTTACTTACACTATGCGTTCTGTTGGGGACTACATGAGAGAGCAGAAGGATAGGAAAGAGTTGGTCCTTATGAATTATGAGTCTTAAAGATCATATAGATAAACCTAGAAAAGAATGGACTAGAGATGATTGGTTAAAACATGCTCAAATGATGGTTCATTCTCCTTGGATTAATGAAGAGGATAGAGATTATTGGAAATACAAAGTTGAGGAACTTAGAAAATGAAAATGCCTAAAGACCCAGTAGATGCTACAATAGTTGCCTTTTTATGGGCAGAATGGTTTACCCAACAATGTTTAGGAGCTCCTTTTAAACTTTATACTAAGTATGATTATTGGAGTCATAATAGAAGAGTGGCAAGAGATGCTAGAGCAGCAGAAGAAAATCCTCCTACATTACCATGAGCGAATTAAAAGATTGGTTGAATTCAATTAATTTTACTAAGGAAGATTTGTCTTATGATATAAAGACTTACTCTCCTTACATAGTTAACCGTTGCTTATCGGGTTTCATTGATACTATAATGTATGCTAATGAAATGAATAGGTATCATAACCTAGAAAAGGACATGCAATATTCATTTTATCTAAATAGTGTGAGGAAACGGAAGAGATTTTCTCCCTGGCTCCGAAAAGATAAAGTCAATGATTTAGAATGTGTTAAACAATACTATGGTTATAGTAATGAGAAAGCATCTCAAGCACTGAAGATTCTAGATAAAACCCAACTGAACTTTATTAAACAACGACTTGAAACTGGCGGAACACAATGAATACACAAGAACCACAGGTGAACTGGTCTCCTGATATGATGGTGGAGGTTCTCTTAAATGAACCTGATGATTTTTTAAAAGTCCGTGAGACTTTGACCAGAATAGGAGTGGCATCCAGAAAGGAAAAGAAACTTTACCAGAGCTGTCATATATTACATAAGCAGGGTAGATATTATCTTGTACACTTTAAAGAATTATTTGCATTAGATGGCAAGCACGCTAATCTAACAGTTAATGATGTTCAGAGAAGAAATCGTATTACTAAGTTACTCTCTGATTGGGGATTGATAGGTATAGTTAAGGAAGAGTCTGTTGCTGATATAGCACCTTTGAATCAGATTAAGGTTCTTTCTTATAAGGATAAGGGAGATTGGATACTAGAACAGAAGTATAATATAGGTAAAAAGACCAAGGTGCAGGAAACCACACCTCAATAGAAAGACTTTCGTGTATAATTAGTAATGGATGCCTTAGGGGTCCACTATTAACTAAAGACGCTTACGGAGGTCTATTATGTTCGGTCCAAATTCGCTTACGCTGTCAGTTCCTGAGACAGCCAAATACTTAGATTCAATACACAGGAACACCATAGGATTAGAAGATTGGATTACCAGGCTTGATAATGCTTTTGAAACTTCAACTATTAATTATCCACCATACAATCTTGTAAAGGAAAGTGATACAAGGTTTAGGTTAGAATTAGCAGTAGCCGGATTCAAGAAAGAAGATGTAGAAGTTACTACAGAATATAATAAACTTACAGTAGAAGCAAAACAAGAAGACTCTTCAACTGATGAGTATCTCCATAGGGGATTAGCAGCCAGAGCATTCACCAGGCACTGGACTTTATCTGATGATGTAGAAATAGATGAAGTAACCTTTACAAATGGTTTACTTACTGTTAGACTTAATAAGATAGTACCTGATCATCAAAAGAGAAAGGTATATGAAATTGCTGGTGGCTAATGGTTTTAAATACTTTTGAACCCCTTAACTTTAAAAAGGAAGGAATTGTATTAGATTACAAAACTGCAGGGGTTAATATTGAAGCTGGTAGAGACTTTGTAAATCAGATTAAAAAGAAAATACCTACCATAGGTGGCTTTGGTGGGATGATGCGGGTTCCTGATGGATATCAGGAGCCTGTTTTAGTATCTGGTACTGATGGAGTAGGGACTAAGATTAATATAGCAAGAGTTGCTAATGACTATACCACCATAGGTATTGATTTAGTTGCTATGTGTGTTAACGATGTAATTACTTGTGGTGCTAAACCATTATACTTCTTAGATTATATTTCTACAAAGAAGATAGATGGTAAACTACCAGAAATAATAGAAGGTATTGTTAATGGATGTGAGATAGCAGGAATGGATCTTATAGGTGGAGAGACTGCTGAACATTCTAGACAAGAACACTATGATCTTGCTGGATTTTGTACTGGTATAGTAGAGCAAAAGAAAATTATAGATGGAAAAAGTATTAAACCGACTGATAAGGTTATTGGTATAGCAAGCAGTGGTCTTCATAGTAATGGATATAGTCTTGTTAATTACTTACTATTTCGTCACAAGATAAAATACGCAGAGCATCCTGAACTACTCACTCCTACTACAATCTATGCACCAGTAGTTAAGAGATTGTTAGAAGAGATAGATGAGATATATGGTATGGCTCATATTACTGGAGGTGGTATACCAGAGAACTTACCTAGATGTTTACCAGAAGGACTTAAAGTTAATGTAGATTATAATGCATGGCCATTACCAGAAATATTTAAGAAGATTCAACTTGAAGGTAATGTAGATGAGGAAGAGATGAGGAATGTATTTAATCTTGGGATAGGGTATTGTGTAGTGGTTCCTGATAATGTTATGTACTATGTTATGGATATTATTAGAGATGAAGGATTAGAGTGCTGGACAATTGGTGAAGTTGTGCTAGAATAATAGGAGGAATTATTAAGCTATGACTGTAAAACTTGCTATTTTAAAATCAGGAGAAGA